AATGTCAGCTTCGGCAGCTTTTCCTGTCCTACTATTTTCTAGCATACTAAAGTCAACCTCTTGTCTACCCTGTGCATCGTAGGATGCTTGAGACACCGACCAAAATAATACTTGTTGTTTCTTAGCTATTGTTCTTGCTCCTTCATACAATGCTCGTAACTTTTCATCTGTCCTAGCAAAGTTACCATTGATGACTACTTTGTCAAGTTGGTCAACCATTACCACATCTGGCTTATGTATGTCAATAAATTTTTCTATCTCTGATAAAGTGATACCTCTACCCTCTAATAATTTTAGGTTAGGTTCTATATCACTCTTGTACACATCCATAGAATCTTCTAGGTTCTTTTTCATCTCATCAATAGACCGTTTAAGGTATGCAGAGAACACTCTACCTTTTACTAACCGGCCCGGCTCTTCGTTAGCAAAATATGCTACCTTGAATCCCTGTCGGATATATTCTGATACCAAGTATGTACAGAATGTTGTCTTTCCTGTCTCTGGCCTCGCAAAGATAATACCAAGATTACCTCTACCTGCACCACTTATTCTGTCAGCCAACGATTGTAACTCAAACTTAAATTCAAACCCCTGATCCCAACCATCTATATAATCTTTTACATCATCTTTCACTTCCTGAAAATTCCCTTCATCTTCTGGTGCTTTCTCTATGGCAGTGTCAACTAAAGCTCTCAGTACAGTAAAGTCGTCACTGTTGCCTAACCAAATGTCAGCAGATAAGTCACTAATTTTATGGGCTTTGTCTTTCTTCCAGAAGTCAATGATTAAATCTTTTAGAATGACCTTGTTGCTTGGCATAAATTTGTCAAGTTCTTTTATTACATCCTCTATAGGTTCTCTGGATGATTCTGGTAACGCAGGGTATTTATTTCTATGTAATTGTATCAGTGTATTTATGTCAATGTCACTTTCATACTTTTGTTGAGCAAAACTGATAGTGTCAAAGATAGTGCCTACACCATTGGCAAACATTTCTTTTGATACAACCTCTACAGTATCTTTGTAAAACTCATGTGATAAACATGCTGATAATATTTGTTTCTCAAGCGACATTAAACTTCTCCTTTATTTCTTCTTCACTCCACCTCTTTACATCTTTGTCTAATAACACTAACTTTGTTCGCACATGGATAGACAATTCATGTACCATTTTCATTGCCTTCTTTGAAGCATCCTTGTCTAATGCAACGGTAACAAGTTTGTAATGCTTAATGTATTTTAAATATTCTGTCAATAAATTTGTCCCCATTAAAGCCATACCATGTACATCAGCAAATGTCAACGCACAAGCAGAAGCACAGTCTTCAACGATTACAAGATAGCTACTGTCGTTGGCTGTTACAAATGGAACACGAGAGGATGCGTACCTCTTCCATTTTGGTTTAGAATTTGTCAACGATCTACCTACTGCATCAACTAAAGTTTTGTCTTTGTACACAAGAAACACACAACGGTCTTCCTTAACATCATACCGTATATTAGCAAATCTATTTTTATAAGCATGGTAGGCCTGTACAGATTTTAAATAGTCAACCACTCTTTGACTGCGGTCTATCCCCACCCACTGTTTGTTATATACAGATAAATCTACTCTGTCAGGCTTTTTATCTTTTGCCATAGACGATGTCTGAACAAGATTGCCTGTTTTTGTAGTTCCTCCAACTGAGCAATCAGCATGGTAGCAATTATACAACAACCGCCCAGAAGTATGAGTAGCATTGAAAGTATTTTTACGAAAACAAACAGGGCAATCGCCTCTATATGTTTCATCAACAGGTATAGACAGTGCCTTAACAAATGAAGCAACATCAATGTCTCCTCGCATGGTAATCTCCTCGTGTATCTTTCTCTCTACATTACTAGTAACTTTTTTAAAAAACTATGTCAACAAAAAAAAGTACTTGACAAGAAAAATTTTTGGCGGTACTAATATATAACCCTATAAGGAAACATATATGGAAGACCCTAATAAAAAGGTAACTGAAATGTTTATTAAAGATTTACTTGACTTGTACAATAGATATGTACTATTAGGTATATCTAAGATAGATATGTGTGGTATTATAATAAATACCTTAGCAGGACTTTATTTAACAATGACTTATGAACTAGAGGAGAATGATGAAGATGAGACTATACACTGAAGCATTAGTAACCCCTGTAATTAAGAACATGGTGGGGCAAAAAATATTTAAAGCAAAGTTTGTCAAAAAAAATGGCGAGGTACGAGAGATGAACTGTAAGTTAGGTGTGAAGAAACACCTTAAAGGTGGCATAAATGTCAACAACAGAGATAGATATCTAACTGTATATGACATGAAAAGTTCTGGGTACAGGAACATAAACCTTAATACTATTTTAGAAATAAGATGTGGTAACAGGATGATTAAGAAATTTGTAGGCAATACAGGAAATGTTTATAACCTTGTGGATATAGAATAATGGAAATATTATATTATGCGATAATTGCTTATTGTTTAAAAACTTGTAACACTATGGAAGACATGGACAAGTATATAAATTTAAATCCCATGAACCATGATGAATGTTTATTTACTTTAGATAAAATGGCGGAGCAAGAAAAGAAATTGCACCCTGTACTAGTTAATAGAAATATTGGTGTGCTTTGTGTTAGGCAGAGTTTAATGACCGATAGAGATATTGCAAAATATCAGGTTTGGGGAGAAGCCACATAATTTACTTGACAACAATAAATAAGAGGAGTACAACATATGAACACTTTTTCAGAGTGGATAAATAGAGAGCTAAAACTTAAGGAGAAAGAAGATATGGCTAGAACAAAAAAGAAAAAAGTAGAAGTGCCTACCATTACCGACTTACAGTTGGTGCTTACAAACCGAGTTAAGAAACTTGTACAGGATATTGAGGAGAGTGGAGTAGATTACATCACTTACTCTGATGTGTCTAAACTTGACAAGGCCTTTGATGATGTAGTAGAAGAAGCAAATCTAAAATATCAGCAAATGACTATAGAGCATGGTGAAGATAAAGGAACTGTTCACAGAGCAATTTGGAAAGATATAGTCAGAGCAGATCACCCTAATATTTATGTAGAGAAGGATAATGATGATGACTGAAGAAAAAAAGAAATACCATAAACGCAGAGGAATGTCAGAAAGAATACTTGATGTATTATCAGACGGACATTGGCATTCTGTACAGGAAGTGTCAAAGAGAATTGGCTATCTTGAAACAGGAACATCAGCGGGAATAAGAACTTTACGCAAGAAACCATACGGCAAGAAAAATGTCGTTGGTAAATGGTTAGGTGGTGTATATCACTACCGACTAGAAGAAGGAGAGTATGGTGAAAAACCTTTATCATATGATCTAGGAAAAACAATGGAGGTAGATTTAGTTTAGAAGTTTTTATACAGGGTTGACGAAAGATAAGGATTGTCAATTAAATAATATCCTTGAAGGATCGCTACCTTCCGATAAGTTACCTGTATAGAATAAATTTTGTTGGTTCAGGCATGAAAGGACACAGGATGTCAGTACAGGCTAAATGATTAAAATTATACCTGTCTCAGTGAATTGACACAAGGAGTATAAAATATGCCAACAAAAATAATATAGGTGTGTTAGGTAATTCTAGGTAAATACACTTAATAAGAAATGAACTATTTGCAGACCGAGTTCTTGCCTATATAGAAAAGAGTAGTCTTTAATTAGATTGCTCTTTTTTTTTGCACATAGGGGTTGACAATGTTTTGTAACTGTGAAAGGGTTGTTGTAGAAAAGGAGAAAGTAGATGAAAAATAAACCAAATAAACGAAGAAATAAATTAGATAAACATCTAGGATGTCCCTCTTATCCAAACTGTGATGAAGCACCTATGGGATGTGTAGTACAGTCAAGAGAAGATGTTGAGTGGTATGGTCATAGAGATGAGGAGAAAGTAGATGAGAGGTAATTCAGATGATCTTGCTAATCAGCTAATACAGAAAGTTAAAGACTATTTAAAAGAAGAAGTCGGTAACATTCCATATGTTGATATAGAAACTATTGCAAGTTTAGAAGATGGCATTCTTGAAGGCAGAAAAGAACTTGCCGAGAGTTTATTAATCCAGATAAATAAGTGGGAGAAAGCAGATGGATGAACTAACGATTGATATTTATCAGTATGCTCAATTGGATGAGGATGGTGAGAATGTAATTTATTTTAATGTAACTGATTTTATAAATGATGCAAAAGAATATTTACAAAACGATAATCCAGAGTATGAAATAAAAGAGGAGGGTT